TAATTTTGAATTTGTTGCGTATATTCGCGACATGAACACGATTACAATCGGGGGTGTTCAACACCCCCTTTTTTTTAACATGCGCGCCATTGAAAACATAATGGCCGAATTTAATTTGGAAGATTTCACGCAGTTGGGCGAAAACATGACGGCCAACAACATTGCACATTCATTGAAATTTGCGCGAGCATGCGCATATTTTGGGATTCAATCCGGTTGCAAAAAGCAAGGTCAAAAATTCCCATTTGTGGATATTGATGATTTTGCAGATGCCATCGAATCATTTAGCGAAATCGAACCCGTAATTTTGCAATTCACCAAAGCGGTCGAAGAATTTTTTAAACCCCGTCAAGGCACATCGGAAACGGTGGGAAAGTAGATTCGGCCAAATCTGAATCCCTAACATTTGACCGATTACGCGAAATCGCATTTGGCGAAATGGGAATGGATGACGCATCGTTTGATGATTGCCATCCAAAATATTTTCGTTTACGCTTGTTTGGCATGAGAAATGCCCAAGAACAACAATACCGAAATCAATGGGAATTGTCCCGGTGGATGGCGGCAACGATGATTTCGCCACATTTGAAAAAGCCAATCAGCCCACAAAAGTTGATGAAATTCCCGTGGGAAAAATCAAACCATGACGATATTGTTGCAAAGGTTACGCGCTATGCGGATATATTTGCGAAGTTGACACCGCCCGCCGAAGCATGAAAGCAATAAACGCCATTTACAATGTTTTATCCAACAATTCCGCATTGACGGCCGTTGTTGGTACGAACATAAACCCATTGCGCATTGTGCAAGGTGTTCCATATCCGGGCATCACAATTCGCGTCACAGCGGTGACCCCGCATCCATCCAAATCCGGTCATTCAAAAACGGATTGGGCCAATGTCGAAGTGAACATATATGCGACAACATACACGCAATGTGTTCAAATTGCAGATTTGACGCGCACGGCATTGGAAGTGGCAACACCGGCAACATTCAACGGGGTGTATACATGGGAAATCGAATACATGAGCGAATCCCATTTGACCGATGACAATTCCGAAGAATACGGCATCTATCAAATTATTCAGGATTATTCAATAAGTTACAACCGCTGATGGCATTAAGTGCGATTAATATTGTTTTAAATGCGGTCACGGATCTATTCAATAGAGATGTGAAGGCCGCGGCCGATACGATGGAAAAGTCATCGGCCAAAATGCAGCAAAGCGCAAACAAAGCCGGTCAAGCCATTGAACAATCATTGGGGTCGGGCCAATTGCGTCAAAAGATTGCAGCCGTCACGGCCGAAATTGACGAACAAAAACAAATCACCCGTGAATTCATGATGGAATTGGAAAAGTTGCGCCAAAAGCGTGACACCATGTCTAAAATGGATGTTCAAGGTCAAAAGCGAGTTCGTCAAGAAATCGAACAAACCAAAGCGGCAATCAAAGACCAGTCAATCGCCGTTTCTGAATTGACTGCAAAAAAACAAGGATTCACCCAACAATTAGGAATCACGAATCAAACATTGGGTGGAACACGCGCCGCATTGAATGGGTTGGCCACATCATTTTCATCAGTTAGTTCAATTATTGCAATTGTCGCAGACGACAACAAAGCGTTGCGCAACACATTGATGGGTTTGAACGCGGCATTGAATTTCAGCGCGGCCGTCATGCAAGTCAAAGATTTGCAATCCCAATTTGGTGGGTTAACAAAGTTTTTGGCCAATCCATTTGTTATTGCCACGGTTGCCATTGGCGCAGCCGTTGCCGCCATTTATGCATTTTCGGATGGTTTGGATGGGGTGAATGAAAAAGTCAAGGAGGCGCAAAAACAACAATCCGAATACAACAAACAAATCCGTGATTTTGCCACAAAGATTCAAGAATTGGGCGAAACGGAATTGGAAACGAATAAACGCCGTTTAGAAGAAACGCAAAGAATGCGCAAAAAATACAACGACAACATGCGATTGTTGTTTGATGATTTGACACGCGCAGAAGGCGAAGAAGATAGGGCCGCAATTAGAACAAAGATTCAGGCCGCAACGGCAAAGTTGACCGAACTTGAATACCTTGAAAAATCGTATCAAAAAAACATTGAAGCGATAAACAAAGAAGCGACCGACAAACAAGCCAAATTGGATTCCGAAGCGGCAAAAAAACAAAGCCAAAGGCGAAAAACTGCATTGGCTGAAATTAAAAAAAGCGCAGAAGAAGTCAAAAAAGTTGAGGCCGATTTGATTGAGTGGTTGGACAAAAAGCGTTTTGAAGGTGGTGAAAAAGCAAAAAAGAAAGCGGCCGAAGATTTAAAACAATTAACCGGTGCAAATCTGATTGCCGGGACGGCCGTTGCGCCCGTTTTGATTCAAGTGAAAATTGACCCAAAGTCATATTCGCAAATCGTTCAAGATTTCGACCGATTAATGACCGACATGGCAATGGCGGTTGAACGATTGGGTGAAGATATTGCAATATCATTGGGCGAAGCGTTGGGAAATCAATTGTCCGGTCAAGGCAATGGCATTGAGGGTTTTGTTCAATCAGTTGTTGGCCAATTGGGCAATTTTGTCAAAACAGTCGGAAAAATGTTGATTGCGTATGGAATCAGCGTTCAAAAATTTCAAACCGCATTTATCCAACCACAAGTTGCGGTTGCAGCCGGTATTGCGATGGTTGCATTGGGTACGGCGGTGGCAAACCAAATGAAACAAGGACCAAGCGTGACCGCGTTTGCCGATGGTGGTATTGTTAGCGGACCGACATTGGGTTTGATGGGTGAATATCCCGGCGCGCGCAGCAACCCGGAGGTCATTGCACCTTTGGACAAATTAAAAACATTGATGAAGCCCGAACAATCATCCGGTTATGTTGCGCAAACGCACATCAGCGGACGCGATTTGGCCATCGTTTTGGAAAGATACAATAAAGATTCACGGCGCGGATAATGGCAAGGATTTACAAAGGTTCGTTTTTATCAATCACAAATGTTGAATACCGGGTTGAATTATGGGATTCACCATCAGGAACAACACCGGAAATTGTTGCGCGTTTATACAATGCGCGGGTTCAATCGGCCGGTGGATATATTGAAGGCCAAACATGTTGTTTTGACAAATTAGAAGCATTGAATTCATCGGTTGAATTAACATTGGCCGGCGATGGAATCAGCATTGAAAGGCAAGGCGAATCAGATTCAGTTTATAGCAATTTTATCAGACCATCACGCGCAATCGCCCAATGGGTGATGCCGGATCAAAATACATTGGATGATTTTGTCGGAATTCAAACCGAAGCGGAAACCGCATGGGCGATGTTAATATATCGCAATGATTCATTGATCCATGTTGGCCGCGTATTGGCCGACCAAATGACGCGATTACGCGAATCCATACAAAGCAAACCAATCATTGATTTGGTGGCCGTGGATGGCCTTGAATTGATGGATGGGTACAAAGTGCAATCATCATGGTTTTCGGATGAATACATCACAATCAACCAGTTGTTTCGCCGTTGTTTGGACACATTGGATTTGTCGGATTATTGGGTTGTCAATGGAACGCCGCAACAATATTTGTATGATGGCACATTGTTAAACGAAGATAGTGCGGCCCGATTAGGGTTTGACATGTATAAACTTTTTGAATATACATTTTTGGAAAATTTTGATCCGTTTACTGATGTCAAAGTTATTGACACGGTTGGATGGCAAATTGAACCAAATTATATTTCCGCAAAACAAGCGTTGGAAAATGTGTTGTTGATGTTTGGGGCGCGATTTACTCATGAAAATGGCGCGTATTATGTGATTCCATTCAACGCGTATAATAACACAACATCAATCAATTTGCGTCAATATTCGTATACCGGGCAATATATCGGGACGACAACATATTCACACCGTCAAACAATTGGCAACGATGTTCGGCCATTGTGGATGGCAAAACCATCATTGTACTATCAACCAGCTGCACAATCGGTGACAATAAACACGCATCGTCAAAATGTGGCAAAAGCGTTGCGCAGTTACCCAAATACATCATCATCAACATTGTCGTTGATTGCCACGGATATTCCAACCGGAACATCACCGGATGCCGCACCGATGCGCATTCGTTTTATGGCAAAATCATTCAAACGATCCGACACATTGGGTGGGGTTTTGTATGTCGAAGATTCAACCGATGTTTACTACAATATCAGGTTGCGGAATTCGGGTGGCTCTTATGTTTATTTGGACGCGAATGGATATTGGTCCGCATCGGGGAATTCGGGAAATCAATTGTATCGCATGCCAACCAAAGACATCAAAGGCGGTTGGATCACATCGGAATTTGAATTGTCGGTGACAACCGCGCCGGTCGGTTACACCCGATTGGAAGTCAACATGTTTGTTCATGGTGTTATTCTTTCCTATTCGGGCGGTGGCAAATGGAAAAACGGCAATTCAGCGTTGAAGGATTTTTGGGGTTCAATTCAGGTTTCATTTGCAGATGCGTCACCATATCAAAATGCGGATTATATTTTTGACATCACGGAGGTCATCACCGCATCCACAGCCAATTTGGCGAATTCAACACCCATCACAATTGAATCGCCATATTATACGGATTCCCTGAAATACGGAATTGGTAATTGGTTGGTGTTTAACGGCACAACCGATGTTTTGGCATCGGATTGGTATGGCGGTTGGGATTCAATTACACACGGAACAATCACCAAAATGTTGGGGTTACAAATGGCATCGATTTACGCCAATTTTGTTCCGGTGGTTCGTGGAACATGGATTGATTCCGGGTCATTGACTGCAATCAAATCATTATATTTTGACAATTATTCATGGGTTTTGAACGGGGTCAAATACAATTGCCGTTCGGAACAATGGGATGGCGAATGGATTGGTGTTTCACCAGTTTATACCTTGACAACATCATCCGGCGAAGGTTTAAAAGTCGAGCAATCACAAACCGGGAATCTGAATAATCGTTTGAATTATGTTGAATCAGCGGTGACAAATTTGAATTCAGCGATTTCCAATGTTCCGCAACAAGTTTTGGAACATTTGGTCAATGATGCCGAAGGCGCGCCCGCATCGCAGCCAACATTGAACACCCGTTGGGAGGTGATGTTGAGTTATGACGATTCAACGGAATTGGTTAATTGGCGGATTCAGGAACACAATGCGCCCATCACATACACGGCCGGGACACACACCATCACCAATGGTTATGAATTAATTTTGTGCGATTCATCCGGCGGAACGGTTACGGTTGATTTACCTGATCCGACAATATCAAAAGGTAAAAAATATTATTTCAAAAAAATTGCATCATCACATTCGGTTGTCATCACCGGCGGCGGGTTTGATATTGATGGCAACCCAACAAAGGTTTTGAATACAAATTTTGAAACATGCACAGTTATCAGCGATGGAACGCAATGGTGGCTGATTGTTCAATAAATGTTGCAAATGTTTATTGTCACGATGTTATTTTCGAAGCATTATGGCAGAAGCATCAATTGACATCGTTGCCGGTTACGATGGATTTAAATATTTCGGATCGGGGACGGTTACATCCGTAAGTTTTGACGCGTTGGTTGTTCAGGCCGACACGGTGTTCACATCGTTCACAGTTACCCAAGAAAACGGAACATCCACAAATGTTTTGTCGGCTCGTGGCATGTCCGGAATTACTTTTCAACAAGGCGCATATTTGCCCGCCGGCAAAGGCAGCAAAATCACCGGATTTGTAATCAGCACCGGAAGCGTAATCGCATATTAAAATGATTGGAATCAGCGCATTAGGAATTGGCATTCGAAGCGCACAATATTTGGGGCAAGGTTGGCCCATCGTTGTTGCGTACAAAAGCCGCGTGACCGCCGATGGCGGTTTCTATGAAGGTGTTTCATGTATGTTAAACAAATTAAACAATCTATAAATGTCAGATTTATTGAATTCCGCGTCATTGGTGATGATTCCAAGCGGATACAAAGAGGATGTTGTATATAGCCAAATCCCCACCGATGGTTCAGGCGACCTATCCTTCACCCGTGCATCCAACGGAACGCGAGTAAATTCGGCGGGATTGGTTGAGGTTGTAAGTTGGAATTTGTTGGAATATAGCGAGGATTTTAGTAATGGTGTTTGGGTTAAAACAAACACAACTGTTACTACAAACACAACAACTGCACCGAATGGCACAACCACTGCCGATAAATTTGCACCAAATGGAACATTAACGGCATCCTATTTTTCAATTTCGCAAGCAATTACATCAGGGGCAACAAGTCAAGCACACACTGCAATTGTCTACGCAAAAGCGGGAGGATTGGGGCAAATGTTGTTTTATTTGGGTAGTCAAATTGGTATTTATTTTAATTTGACAAATGGTCAATTTATTAGTTATTACAATGGAGTTCAAACAATAACAAACTATTCGAGCGAAGCGGTTGGAGATGGTTGGTATAAATACACAATAAGTGTTTCGGGCAGTAGTGGCATAATTTACCACGAAGTATACGGCGCAAAAAGTGGTGCATTTATTGGCAACTATACAACCGCAGACGATTGTTTTGTTTGGGGCGCACAATTAAACATCGGCGCAACCGCCAAACCCTATTTCCCCACTACCGACCGCTTAAATGTACCACGCCTAACATACCAAAATGGCGGGGGCGGGTGTCCGAGTTTGTTGTTGGAGAAGCAGAGTACCAACCTTGTTTTACAATCAGAAGATTTTACTTTTACAAGTGGTATTTGGCTTAATGCAACGGGTGGAGGTACGGCTTCCGTTAGTGTTACTGCAAATTATGGAATTTCACCTGATGGAACGCAGAACGCTGACCGAATTCAATTAAATAAAGGCAATACGGGGTATTCGGAAATTTACCAATTATTCTCAACAACAATCGGTTCAACATATACGCAAACTCTTTGGTTAAAATCATTGAGTGGAACGCCAAAAATTAATTTTGGTTATACGGGTTCAACTCGTGGGACAATTACATTGACAACTGAATGGAAACGCTATGAGTTTACTTATGTTTCGGGTGGTAATCCGAATGGAGTTGCATTGACTTTGTTTGATGGTTTTGACCCGTCAACTGCACAAAGTATTGATGTATTGGCATGGGGCGCACAAGCAGAATTAAGCAGTTACCCCACATCCTACATCCCAACAACCTCATCAAGTGCCACAAGGGTGGCGGATGTATGCGGTAAAACGGGTATTTCGTCATTAATTGGGCAAACACAAGGAACTATTTTTTGGGATGGAGTTGCCACACAAGGAGATTACAACCAATTAATGTTTATTAAAGATTCATCATCAATTCAATTTATTGGGCTTACTATTGCAAGCGGTGTAATTTATGGAGAAATTTATAATAGTGGGTATATTCAATTGTTTAGTTATGCAATTGGAAGTGGTGAAACAAGATTCAAGATAGCATTAACATACAAAACAAATGATTTTGCAATGTATGTTAATGGTGTGCAAGTTGCAACCGCATCAACGGGAACAACGCCCACAAGTTTTGATGATTTATATTTAAACAATATAAATGACACCCGCGATTTCAATTGTGAAGTTAAACAAGCCATTATATTCTCTACCCGCCTAACTAACGCGGAACTTGCATCACTAACCACAATTTAACACAATGAAAAGTTTTATAAAATACGAGTTCACCCCAACCGAATGGGCAACACTCCAAAAAGACATACAACAAACCACAACCACACCAAGTGGGGAAACCGTGACAACTTGGAAAGATTGCGCAGTTGTTGAAATTGGTTTTATTTGTTTAGAGTGGGGGCAAGTCGATGACAAACCCGTTTGCACAAAGCAGTCCGACAAGTGGGCGGTGGATATTCTGTTTTACACCGAACCCCCCGCAAGTTTTGCCCCGTTTGAGGTATTCCCAAAGCCGTGCGGGGTGCATACTTTTTCGGGCGATGATTCGTTGTATCTCAAAACCTTTTGTGAAAAATATCCTGAAAGCGAATATTGTGTAATTCCAACACCAAATGAACAAATTTAATAATGACACCACGGCGGCGATTGCCACGGCCATTTCAGGCAGTTCAGCAATTATCACTTTCACGCAAACTTATCAGCCAATCCTTACCTTTGTGGTGGGCATTGTTGGTCTTATTTCGGGTTTGTTGGCGGTGGTTTATTACAGTAAAAAAATCAATCGCATCAAATGACAGTAAAAAAGCAAATTAACGCAAACGCGTTGCCCGTTTCGTTTGACCAGTTCAAGAAAAACCCGGTGGCCGCGGTGGCATTTTGTATGTTGGCGGCCGTTTCATATTTGTACTATGATGTCAAAAGTTCGTACACCGAACAAATCGAAAAGGCCAATCAAAAAATTGACCAATTGGATTTGAAAGTTGACCGGATGTCATCAGCGTTGAAAAAATCGGATTCGGCATTGTCGGCCGCAATTACGGAATTGCGAATCATTAACACCGTTAAAAAGTTATGAAAACGATTTTAACGGCCTTTGTTGCCATCATTTTGACATTAGAAATGATTTACCCGGTCGGGGCTGTAAACACGCCCAATGTGGACGAAATCGAACAAATGTTGAAGCGCGTTGAAAACAACATGAAAATGGCATCCAATGTTGTTTCCGCTGCAAAGAAGCAAGGCGAACAATTGGTTGAAAACAAAGTTGCCGAAAAGGCCGAATTGAAAGAAGCCGTTGCAACCGCTGAAACAAAAATCGAGGCGATGACATCAACCATGTTGTTCATGGGCGTTGACACCGGATTGGTTGGCATGGACACCGCGTCAATCAACAACATGTTAAAATTAAACGGCTTAAAATAATGGCAAAGGCAAAAACATCATCCGGCGTGAGTTGGCAACCAAAGCCAAAGCGCAAAAACAAAGGTGTTCACTCAAAAAACAATAAACCCGCAAAAAAATATCGCGGTCAAGGCAGATGAAAAAGATTTTTCAAATATTTCAGGGCGACAAAGGCGAATTCAGTTCCAAACGATTTGTTGGGATTGTCGGATCATTCATTTTGTTTGGCACAATGGCCCACAATTCATTGTCACCCCAAGACATCGCGCCATCCAAAGAATTGGTTGAAGCGGTTGAATGGATTGTGATTTGTTGTTTGGGATTCACATCCATCGACAAATTTGCAAACACCAAAAACGATGCGGAAAGTTGATTTGACCATTTTGTTGTTGGTGTTGTTATTTGTTGGTGGTTTTGCATACCTTCATTTTGCAGTTCCAAAACAAACCAATGTTGTTCATGGCCCGGCCATCAGAGTTGTTCAAAAAGAATTCGACACATTGCAAATCATTAAAAACAAATACAAAACATTACATGACACGCAAATATTTATTCAAAGCAAATATGAAACACTTTTTGTGGCTTATCATGGCGATACAAGTTGCGCAGCCACACGCCGCATCATCGCAATGCATCGATTCCTTGACAGTTGCGGAAAATAATTTATATTTATTAAAAGGCGCGGAGGCGCGCGAACAATTGGCGTTGTGCCGGGAATATCGCAAAATTGATTCCGAGGTCATCGCACAACAAGAACGGATCACAAACAAATTGTTGGATGAAATCAAAAAGCGTGACGAACGATTTTACCAGCTGCGCAAAGTGACAATTGCATTGGGCGTTGGTTTAATTATCTTTGTATTGTTATGATTACAATTGCAGATTTGAAACGCACAATGGCCGCCAAAGGTTATGCATTTTTTGAAAATGGGGATTTCAATTTGAACATCATTGGTGTTCGAAATTCAGCAACCGGGCAAAAGGTCACAAACGCATTTGATGACAAAATCGTTGTTGCCTACAAAGAAAAGGACAATTGGTTCATCAAAGAATGGGCAATCACCACCGACAATGGCGCGGGGACGGCCCGAATGAAGCCCGGACAATATCGCGGTTCACATCACATTGGATTGCATCAGGGCAAATATGAAGCGTTGAAACAATGTGGCCCGGTGACTGTATTCCGTGATGACATCAAAGATGGCGTGTATAATGAGAACGCAACGCAAACGGGCGTGTTTGGCATAAACATTCACAAAGCCGGTGTTGATTCAGTTCAGGTCAACAATTGGTCCGAAGGTTGTCAGGTGTTTAAACGCACCCAAGATTTCAACCAGTTCATGTTGTTAGCAAAAAAAGCGGCCGCCTTGCATGGCAACCGCTTCACATATACTTTGATTACTTCAAACGATTTCGCGTTGAAATAGGGTTATTTGCCCATTTTCGCGTTGTTTGCGGCAATGTCGACCACTTCATCGGCAGAATATAACCCCATCATGATTTCGGGGGCGTATAAACGACCAAAAAAAGCCGCCGCCCTATATTTTAACATCAATTCGGGCATTGTTTTCCATTTTGATCCGGGTTTATCCAACCATCCTTCCAACTTTGCCATTTCCATCGTCACCGTTGGGCCTTCCAAAATTGCGCCTGATTGTTTATCCATTGTGACGGCCTTGCATGATGTTGGTGTTGATTCAAACCGCAGCGTTCCAAATCGCCCGCATGAATTTAATGAGGCGATGATAAATGATGAACCCCATGATGGTCGTCCGTGGATGATGTGCAAATTTTGCATGACCATCAAAGGCGATGCGTTCATCCGGTGGGCCATTTCTAATGCCACCATCGTGTTTGCAATGTTTCCTTTGTACTGATTCGGAACAAGGTCGGATGATGACAATAATTTTGCGATTCTTTGGGCGTGTTCAAATTGCGCCGGGGCAAACACTTGACCGGATTCACCAGTTGTGTTGCTGTTGATGATTGTTAATTCGTTGTTTTCCATTGTTCAGCAAATATACACAATGTTGCAAATGTCAACAAAGGATGCGCGATATTTGCGCAGATTCATCCAAACTTATCGTTGTTTCATCATTGTTGATTTAAGGGGCGGCCGCCGATGGTTGCCCCTTTTTTCGTTCAATACGAAAATTTTTTAAAAAAATGTCACAAATGTTTTTTTGTTTGCAAAATGTGTTTTAACATTGCATCAACAATTAAGAAAAACGACATGGATTTAATCTACCTTATCATTTTAACGCCCATTACCATTGCGGTGATGTATGGCGCGCATTGCATCAAATTGAATTCAAAGCGATTCAACGAAATGCCGGAGGCCAAACCCTATCAATTTGAACGCGATGAATACATCCCGGAATTCAATGAATTCACGCAAATGTTGGTTCAACGCAGAATGTACAAAGGCAAAAACAAATAAAACAACGATAATGATTTACATTTTTTTAACCATCAGTTGCGTCACCGCATTCATTTTGTGGTTGATGTACAATGCCAGTCGCGCGCAAGTTCGCGGCCTTGAAAAAAGCGTTTGGAAACAAAACAAAGTCATTTTTGACAATGAATCGAAGTTGATGGCGCAAAAATCGCAGTTGGCAAATGTCAATGATAAGTTGACCACATTCCAAAATTTGTATCAGGATGTTCAACGCAAATATGAAGATTTGGTGTTGAAAGAAGCCGTACACCGTGAAAAACGCCGCGTTATTAAAGCAAACCAACGCGCAAAGAAAAGGGAGGCGGGCAAATGACAAACAATAAACAACAAACGGCAGTGGACAAACTATTATTAGCAACATTACTTATCGGAATGATAAGTGGTTGCACAGAACCAACAGTATCATCAAGAACTACAAACTACACAATACCCAGTCAAGGCAATTTAGCATCAGACCCGCTTAAAGTATGTGTAATCGAAGGATGTGAATACTTTATTTGTAAAAATTACAAGGGCGATATTCTATGTCACAAAGGAAACTGCAAAAACATAATACACAAGGGAGGTGAGCAATGAACGACAAAATAAAAGAACTCCTTGAAAACGCAGAGCAATCAGATGCAATAGCAATAAACAAATGGCGTATTGAAAAT